TAAGCGTCTCCAAGCTGAAAAGAAGAAGTACGCCAAGCTTGCTAAAGATGAAAAAGATCCGGTAAAGAAAGCTGAGTATCAGAAGCTTGAAGAAGATTATGACTTGCTTCAGTTGACAAAGAAAATCTCGATGAACTCTTTGTATGGTGCAATGTTAAATGTTGCATTCAGATTTGGAGATGAACGAGCTGGAGCTTCTGTCACCGCGACTGGCCGCGCAATTACAACCCACATGATCGAAACGATTGGTGAGATTTTGACAGGCAATTTAGACCCACTAGTTAAGACCACTACTACAGACAAAGATGGTAAGCTGGTACATGAATACTCTTCTCCTAATGATTCGATCATCTATGGGGATACTGACTCATGCTATTACAAGACCTATGGCACAAATAAGGAAGAAGCCATTGAAGCTGCTGACCTTGCTGCTGAAGGTGTGAATGGTTCCTTCCCAAGGTTCATGCGTGAATCATTCTACTGTCAGCCAGAGTTTGATTGTCTAATTAAAGCTGGTCGTGAAATTGTTGGACGTCGTGGATTGTTCCAAGCAAAGAAGAAGTACATGGTCAAGGTAATTGACTTGGAAGGTTTTGCTGTTAACAAGATGAAGTCCATGGGTTCAGAAATCAAGAAGGCTGATACACCTAAAGTAATTCAGGTATTTTTGAAAGAAACAGTTGACATGATTCTAGAAGGTGCTGCATATCCTGATATTGTGAAGTATGTTAATGAGCAGCGAATTGAAATCCTGAAAAAGAATAAGCTCAGCATCTTCTCCCTAGGGGTTGCAAAGCAAGTAAATAGTCTTGACAAGTACATGGCTGAATATCTAAACCCAGGAACACAGAAGTCCTTGGATAAGAACAGCAAGATGCGTAGTCTAACTATTCCAGGTCATGTGAAGGCTTCGTTGAATTACAACAAAGCACTTCAGCACTTTGATAAGGGTTCAAAAGAAATCCATTCAGGTGATAAGGTCATTCAGTTCTATTTGAAGAAGAATGAATTTGGGTTTGAGTCAATGGCTTTACCTTCAGAGCTCTCTAAGTTTCCGCAGTGGTTCACCGAGAATTTCCAAGTCAATGTAAAAATGACAGAAGATAAGATGTTTGATAACAAATTAGCAGGTATTTTTGCAGCTTGGAAAAAAGATGTTCCATCACCTCAGTCAGTTTTAACCAACTCTATTTTAAGTTTTTAATATGAAGCTCTCTAATCAAGATACACAAAATCTAGAAAACATTCTAGCGACTGCAGCAGTTGGTAGCATTGATCAAATCATTATTGAAGATGGCGTTGTTCGTGGTGTAAATCCGGACAAGACTTTTGCTATCATCTCTAACTTCAATGTGCCGAAGTTCCCACAGAAGGTGGGTATTGCTCGCTTAAGTACTCTTGCACAGCGATTGGCAGTCTTTAAAGGTAAAGAACCAATTATTGATGCAAAGGAATCTGAGCGTGGAGAAATCTCTTCTCTTGAGATTGTTTGCGGTAAGAATAAGGTTCAGTTCCGTTGTACATCAACAATGTTGATCAAAGCTCCTAAGGCTATTGGAGATGAGTTTGACTGCACAATTAAACTAACTAAGGAAGAAACCAAGACTATTTTGGATGCTATCAGAGTTATGAGCTGCAAGAAAGTCACACTTAGTATCCGTAAAGGTGGTAATGTTCAGTTCGAAATCGCAGATGAATCGAATGACACCTTTAAGATTGCACTAGACAATCCCGCTGATAAGGAAGATGATTCAGTAGTTCATTACTACCAAGCTTCAGTATTGGTTGCTATTTTGAAATCAAAAATGGAATTCGATCTCGCAACACTTGATATCGGACTTCAAGGTACCATTAAGACAGATATTAATGGGCATAGTATTACAATGTTGCCGCAGATCGGCGACGATGCAGAGGAATAATTATGGAACACCCCAATGATACTACTTCAACGTTATATTATCTTAGCGTAATAAAAGAACAATTGCAAGAAGCAAATAAGCAAGCTAATAAATGGGGCATTACTTTCGATGTAAGAATTGAAACGACACCATCATTTTGTATTATGGTAACAGCTAAAAATGGTGGGCGAGCCTATATTAAACATATTCCATTGAATGATGTTCAGTATTTTGCTGATGATCCAAATGCTCTAGTGAATGAAATTGCTGAAGCAACTTATAGTGCTCTTTTAAAGGATATGCTTCGTGATGAACTTCGCGACCCTTTGAAGAAAGCAATTATTAATTGCGTAAGGATGGCTACAAAATGAAATCAAGATTCTTAATTTGGCTTCAAGAACGTTTCATGTCTTATTCAAAGACTCCTTGGAGCTGCTTTGAGACAGATGGCATGAGTGATGATGGGCGCATTGGATGGTCGATGCGTTGGAATCAAGCATTTATTAAGCATCTGCAATCAAAAGGTTTTCAGGGTATAACAGATGAAGAGACTGTTCAGCAGTTCTTTATGATGAGCCAAATGATGCCTGATGAATTGGTGCAGCAAGGTGAGACAGTTAATCCTGCTGCAATGCCTAACCTTACTAATGAAGCTAACACCTTGCGGAGATAATCATGGATAAAACTGAACGCTATAATGAGATTGTTCAAGAAATGTTTCAAATGCTTTTTGACTGTAGGGATTCTGGTAATTATTCTGCCATAGAACGAAAGCTCCAGGAGTTGTTGATGACTTTAAATCGGCACCAAGCTGATGAGATTGCGTTGTACTTGCGATCCTGCGCAGTGGAAAAGAATAATCTGCCTACCTGGCAAATGCTTTTGCTTCGTGGTATTGAGCTTGGTAAGATGCAAGGCATCGATACTGATGATGCCTTTATGGGTTTACTTGCTTACAAATAAAGCTTATAATAAAACCTATGACACCTGAAGGTAAACGTAATATGTCTAAAGCTTTGAAGGGTAATTCTAAATTATCCGAAGCTATAAGACAGCTTCATGCTCGGCGAATTGCAAGTGGTGAAGATGCAAAAATTCGAGAGAAGATTAAAGCAACGCGAATAGCTAAAGGTGATTGGAGACCTCATGATGAAACTGCATGGGCTGCTTTCAGAAAACAAGTCAGAGTTATTACATCTAAACAGCCTGCGCAATTACTTCCTAATTATGACAAGCGAGGACGGGGAAAGGGTAAATACCACCTTGATCATATCGTAAGTCAGAAGGTTGGTTTTGATTTAGGGTTTACACCTTGGTTTATAGGGCACATTAATAATCTGCAGATGATACCTGAACATGAAAATTGTTCAAAGCAGCAGTGGACAAGTGATGATGCGATTCTCGATTTATGGTTTAGTACAACAGAGACTTTTGACATATGAAACGTTTGATTTTTGACACAGCAAATATTTTGTTTCGTGTTCATGCTGCTAATAGTGCGAAAAATAAGGGTGCTCCTATAGAAGAAAGTGCAGGTTTTGCAATGCACGTTGCATTGCGGTCTCTAAACAAATACTACAAGCAGTTCAAACCAGATCAAGTTGCTGTTACATTTGAAGGTGCAAAGAATTGGCGTAAAGATTATACCAAATCTCCCAATTGCAAATCTGGTAAAGTCTACAAAGCAAATCGTGTAAAGGATTCCTCTATGGAACCTTTCTTTGAGTTGATAAAAGCATTCGAAGAACTTGCACGCAAGCACACCTCATTAGTTTGTTTATCCAATCCTCTTCTTGAAGGCGATGATCTCTTTGCTGGTTATGTTCGACGCTTTACAGATCAAGGTGATGAAGTTATTGGGGTCTCTGGAGATAAGGACTTCGTACAGCTTTGGAAGCACAAAGGCTTCACGCTCATCAATCCAGATAATGGTAAGCCTCGCACATTGATTGACACTTGCGGCGTTGATGATGCAGATTACTTCATGTTTGAGAAAGCATTTCGCGGCGATAAGGGTGATAATGTATTCCCAGCATATCCTCGAGTTCAAGCAAAGCGTTTGCAGAAAGCAATCAATGATGATTATGAGCTCACCAAGCTGATGAATGAGACTTGGAAGTTTAAGGACCCTGAGACTGGAGCTGAGACCGAATATTTGGTCTCAGAGTTGTTTGAAGAGAACAATGTTCTAATGAACCTTGAATGCCAGCCAGATAATATCAAGAAAGTTATTGAAGAGACTCTTGATCATGAGTTAGTTAATCATGGGAAGTTCTCTCACTTCCACTTTACTAAGTTTTGTGGTAAGTTTGGGTTGAAGCAGATTGCAGAGGATGCAACATCCTTTGTGAACATGTTTAGTGTAACAGGACAGCGATCTCCTTTGAAGGATGAAACGACTGCTGTTCGTAAGAAAGCTTTACTCGAATTTTAACCTGTAATCAGTCAGAGAGACTCCTATAAATATCAGGTGAATATTCAACTGTGGGTTCTTAAAACGTATGCACGTTATCCCACTATACTAAAGGAGTCTCTATGGCAACACAAGCACGCGATACAATCGAATTATCCCCAACATCTCTTCCACATATTTTCTTGTGCGATATTGATGATTCTGGTCTTCTTAAAGAAATCATGGTTGTTAAGAAGTTCAAAGATGGTTCTTTGTACTACATTGAAATCGAATCTCTTCATAGCATTGACAAGGGTCGCATTAAGAAGATTGTTACTTCACAACATGCTGACAAGTATGAAGCATGGGAATTGTTGTCCCAATCCCGTTTGTCAAATGGTATGAATGCACTTGACTTCTTCCATAGCAACAACGTAAAGGCTAAGCGTCCTAAGGGTGCTCGCGCAGTTACTGGCGGTGGATTGGATTCAGTACAAGCATATGGTTCGGATAAAATGGTAGGTTCTGACTTCACTAATCCAGCTGAAGCAACTCTTGATCAGACAACTAAGAACTTCCTTTAAGATTAATTAATTTTAATTGTACTGGGACCTGAATTTCTTCAAGGTCCCAGTTTTGTTTTATAGTACTTTTAGTTATAATAAATGATACTCACCCAGTATAAATAATAGTTCATCATCTATATTTTGATATGAAAGCTCTGCTCTCTAACGTAAGAAAGTAAGACCAACCCCCTTTAAAAAGGAGAAGGAAACACCAATGAAGTTAAGCAACTTTGTTCTATCAATTTTTGCAAGTATGGTATTAGGAATGGCGATCAGTAGTTCCTATTTTGTTATATCGAAACAGTCATCCGCAGAAATTACAGTCGCGTCCGATAATAATTCTACCAATAGAGTTAGTATGGATATTCCGAAAAATTTATCTCATCACCAAGCAGAACTTTTAAGCCAAGCATATGAGATAGCCCAGAAAGATGGGCACAAGCAACCACAAATTCTACAAGGCATTATTCTTCAGGAATCAAAAGCTGGTGAGATGGCATCTTATAAAGTTGCCGGACAGGAATTAGGGTTAAAGACCAATGAAAGATATTATGGCCTTGCGCAGATTAAATTAGCCGCTGCTCAGGATGTTTTGAAAATATTCCCGAATATGAAGTCACAGTTTGGTTTCCACACCAACACTGATGAAGAAGTTATTGCTAAGCTGATTGAGAACGACACGTTCAACATGTCAGTCGCTAGCAAATATCTTTTGATACTTAAGACACGCGGATATGATACAATAAAACAATTAGCAGTAGCATACAACCAGGGAGCTGGTGGTGCTAGGCATATTGATCCTAATACGAATCAATATTCAAATGGCGTAATGGCTTACATTCAAACAATCAAAATCAATTGATCAAGCAGCAAAAATTAGAAGACCTCATCCTGGAGAAAGTCCCGGGTGGGGTTACTGACTCTCGGGGTTTCTACTCTCTCAAGTGCCAATGCTGTAATGACTACAAGGTCAGAGCAGGATTCAAGTTTGATGGACTACAATCCGGATATAATTGTTGGAATTGCGGAGTGACTGCTCGTTATGAAGAGTTCTCTGGCAAAATTTCTAGAAAGATGCGAGGCATTTTGAATGCCTATGGCATTGATGATACAGAGATTAGTTCAGTTGTTAATAGTTCCTTCTTCGTAGAAAAGAAAGAAGATACCAAGATTAGTCTTGCCACATTGGCGAAGATAAATACTTCTACCCCAACTGTAAAGCTCCCAGAGAAATCCTTTCCTATTGGAAGCTGTCCAGAGTTCATCGATTATCAAATCAAGTTAGTAGAGTATCTTGAGAGTAGAAAAGTAGATGTGAATAAGTATCCATTCTTCTTTAGCTTGGAAGATAGGTTCATTGATCGAGTCATCATCCCATTCTATCGTGGTGGTAAGCTGATCTACTGGCAAGCACGGTCAATTCATGATCACGAAAAGAAACGATATGACAATGCACCAGTCGGTAGAGAAGCAGTCCTATTTAATTTTGATGCATTGAACTCCTACTCAGCAGAACCACTCTTCGTTACTGAAGGTGTGTTTGATGCTATGATGTTTAATGGCATTGCAACTTGTGGTAGCAAACTTTCAGCTGCGCAAATTGAACTCCTGCATAAATCAAATCGTAAGTTAGTCTTCGTGATTGACAAGGATGAGAATGGCAGACACCTGGCAGAGAAGGTGCTCAAAGAAGGATGGCAGATTGCTTTCGTCCCTAATGGTTCAAAAGACCTGAATGACTGTGTAGTCAAACATGGTAGGACTTGGACTGCATGGCAGCTCATGAAGAACCTGCCTAAAGACGCTGACTCTGCGCAGCTTGCTATCAATATAAATTGTATATAACGTTGGAGAAAATGATGACGCTCATTACATCACTCAAAACAAATCTACTTACTGCACCAGATGGGTATATGGATGCTTGTTTGTTCCCAATTATTGAAAAATGGGGTGATGAACCTACAGCACTCCAGCTACTTGAAGTCATTGATAAGGCAATTTATGGTGCGCTTATGGCAGGATTTCTATTAGCCGCTCTTCGAACTCTTTATGATGTTAAACTTAAGGAAGAAGGTAAGACGCATGATGACTTGGTTCCACTAGCCACATGGCGCAACAAGGAATAATATGGATTCAGAAAAGCAAAAAGTTATGTTGAGTTGCATGTTAGGTAATCGAGACCTAATGGCAATGTGTTCAGGTATTATTAAGCCTTCCTACTTTGATCCTTCGCTCAAGAAGACAGTGAAGTTCATTCAAGAGTATTTCACCAAGTATAAGGATGTGCCCAAGTTCGGTGCTGTGAAGGCTGAGACTGGAATTACACTTGAAGACCTTGGTAAGATTGAAAAGGCAGACATCAATTACGTCTCTACTGAAGTAGAAGAGTTCTGCCGTAATCGAGCAATCACTGAAGCAATCCTGCAAGGTCCAGACCTTCTTGAGAAGGGAGACTTCGGTGAAATTTTGAAGACCCTTCGTGATGCTATTTCAGTTGGGTTGATTAAGGATTTGGGCATTGATTACTTTGCAGACCCTGAAGCCCGTCTATTGAAGACACTTGATGACTCACAGAAGTATTCAACAGGTATTGTAGAGTTAGACAACCTTATTGGTGGCGGTATCGCTCGTCAAGAACTCTTGATGTTTGCTGCAAACTCTGGTGGTGGTAAGTCAATGAACATGTTGAACCTTGCTAAGAACTTCTTATCGCAAGGTTTGCATGGTGTTTACATCTCTCTTGAAATGTCTGAAGGTGTTGTTTCTAAACGCCTTGACTCAATGATCACCAAGATCAGCCAGGATAACTTGCTTAAGGAAATGTCAAAGGTAGCATCTCTGGTTACGAAAGCAAGTGATACTTACGGCAAGTTTCGAATCAAGAGAATGCCGGAAAATAGAACCAATATAAATACAATTCGATCATGGTTGCAGCAACTTGAACAGTCTGAAGGTTTTAAACCTGACTTTATTGTTGTTGATTACCTTGATATTATGGGAACGACTATGTCGATCTCACTTGACAACTTGTTCATTAAGGACAAGTACGTTACGGAAGAAGTACGAAGCTTGGGCTTTGACTTTGATGCGATTATGATATCAGCATCTCAGTTAGGTCGCGGTGCTATTGATGCTGAGAAATTAAATCAGGCTCACATACAAGGCGGCATCTCCAAGATAAATACATCTGACTATACTATCGGTATTAAGCAGGATGACTTGCAGAAAGCTGCTGGTGAACTTTGGTACGAGTGTTTAAAATCTCGTAACTCCGACGGAGTAGGTAAGCGAGTATTGTTAGGTTGGGATCCAATCTCATTAACAGTATCATCGCCGACCAAGAAAGGACAACAGCTGCAGTTTAAAAAGAAATCTGATATAGTACTAGGCAGTCAAGAACCAGTTTTTAGCAGAGCCCCCAAATCTGACGGCTTATTAAGCCTGATGAATACTTAAACCCAAAGGAGAATTTTATGGATACACCACAAACAATCACAATCGACGGCGCAGAACACGCAGTTGCAGACTTCAGCGAAACAGTTCAGCGTCTTGTTGCTATTCATACAGAATGGCGCAATGAGTTGGTCAAAGAGCGTCTTGCTGCTGCTAAGACAGAAGCTGCTATCCGTTCTTTGGATGCTGAACTTACTCAGACTATCCAAACAGAACTAGCTGCTAAGGCAGAAGCTGCTACTGCAGCAACAGATGCACCAGCAGAAACGCCAGCCGTTTAATTAGTGTACGCTTTGAAAATGGGGCAAATCGAAAGGTTTGCCCCATTTTTGTTTTTAAGTAAGCAATCATCTTATAAATATTAAATCAGTTCTGAGCACCAATTTAATTCATGACAAAACTTCTATCATCTATTGTCCTTCTAGAAGGTATTACTCACTTAGAGGAATTGCCTCTTGGAGAGTTTATTACCACTATCGAATCCCTAAAGGATAAGGTCATTACAGAAAAACTAGACGGTGCTAACCTTTGGTTTGGACTCGATGATAATGGTCTATTCACATCACGTGAAGGTAAGTCTCCTAAGAAAGCTCGCTTCTATGATGTAAGCGATTATCCGATGGTCGCTAATTATAATGGCTTCAGAGCAGCGCATCTTGCTTTAGAAAAAGCTGAACCAGTTATAAAGAAATATCTCCAAGAAGGAGATATGATTGAAATAGAAATTCTATTCGGACGTCAGCCTAATACAGTTACTTATGGTGTCAATGATAAGAACTTTATTGTCATTCTTCGCGGTGTGAATGATACCCCTGATAGCAGAGTTGATGCTCTTGCAAAAGCTGTTAACAATAAAACAGTTACAATTGAATCAACTATCGTATCATCCCCTGATGGTACAGAAATTGAACTAAGCGATGAAACCCTCAAATGGGAATTCACCCAAGTTAAGCCTGTTAGCACAGACACAATTGATCTTACAGAAATTACAGCACTTGTTAAAGAACTCAAAGCATTCATGGTTAAGAAGAACACAGTTCTTACTGACATGACGAATGAAGAAGTTGATTCACTTAGCTTGAATAAAGTTCCAAAGGAACAGCGTGAAGAAGCTAAGCTAGAGCGTGATAAGATTAAATCAATTTTCCTAAACAAGTATAAGAATCCTATAAAGGAATTATTGCTTGGAAAGTTTGTTCGTAAGATCAAACCATTCTTGCAAGATAAAAATCTTCACCCATCAGAAGACATTGGTGTTGAAGGCGTTGTGGTTAGAGACCCTGTTACTGGCAGTCAAACAAAGATTGTCGACAAAGATGTGTTCACCGCTATTAATACATTCAATTCAGCTGCTAGAAATAATGTGGCTGGCTTGGTTAGAACTACCGATCAAGATGCAGCAATTGATATGAGAGGTGGAGCATTTGGACAAGCTAAGATCCGTATAGCTGAATTGCTAGGTGCTAAAGAACTCGCACTATCATCTGGCGTTAAGAGATTCGTTACCAAATTTAAAGCCGATTCAGCAGAAGCAACTGCAGGTGAATTAGCTAAGAGCCTTAACCTTAAAAGTTTCGACAGTATTCGTACTAAGGTATCTGCAATTCTAAAGAATGCTCTTAGTGAAGTTGACGGTATTTTGGATGGCTTCAAGAAAGAAGCTGGTGAATATAAACTTCACCTTAAGACAGGCAAAGACATTGGGATTACTCCTGAGGTTATGAAGCGCACGCTTACTGCTTTTGCCGAAACAAAGAAAGATATACAAGCAATCAATTCAAGAGTTCGTACTGCTAATAATCCAACAGAATTAATTCTAGCATTATACGGTAAGACTATTGAATCAATTTTTGATGGAGCTGGTGAAGTGAAAGAATCCTTTAAACTATTGCGCTCATTTAATGAGGATGATGCTGGAGCAACTTCAGCAAGCGGTTCCGCCGCTGTTGCCGGAAATGCTACTACAGATGTAAAATCGTTTACTTCAGCTAGTAATATTGCACCAATGGAAAAGAAGATGTTTGGGAATAAAGCTATTATTAAGCGAGCCAGAAATAGCAGTTATACCGCTATTAAAAAATTCCCAGCACCTAAAGCTACAGCTGAAGGTAAATTCTCCCTGATGAAGTCCATGAATGAAGATTGGGCACATGCTAGTGATATGAAATTTGCTACTGATGTTGATGATGGAGCGAAAGCTAAAAGTGATATTGAATTCAATCAACTGCGCAATAATGTAAACATTGGTGATAACGTTACTCAAATGGACGTTAATCGTTACCTTGATAAAGCGCATGACTTAAATGACGAAGTCGATTCTGTTATCTTTGGTATGGAAACAGATGACGGTAAGATCGCAAAGGTTTATGTAAATGCTGCTCAAGCTGATGACTTTGAAAAAGCATTAGCAGATATGTTGGGCAAAGAAGACGACCTTGAAAATGTTATCAATGATCTTGCTTCTAAATTTGATATTGTTGACGTTGAATGGCCAGAAGGTTTTGTATCTGCTAGCGGTGAAAATATTGGTGATGAAGAAGCAGCTTCAGCTGATGAACCAGACTTTGACGAAGAAGGCGAACCAGAAATTCACTTAGGTTTAGATGGTGAAGAAGAAACTCCTGCTGGCGATGACGACCTAGACATTGGTGATCTTGATGATACACAACCAGCGCCTGAAGATGAAGAAACACCAGCACCTGAAGATGATGAGTCAGTACCTGATCTTGAAATTGATGGCGGCGATGAAGATGAAACAGACAACGAAGATCAGCCCGCAGATGACGAAGAAGATTCAGAAGAATTAGATACTTCTGGTGAAGAACAGCCAGCTGATAGCGAAGATGAGGAATCCTCTGATGAGCCTAAGCCTAAAAAGAAAAAAGTAAAGAAAGATAATACGGAGGAATCCATGCAAACATTTGGACAACGTTTCAAAGATAAGATTTTAGCTGAAGCAAAAAAGCCAGCAAAAGATGAAGAAATCGAAAAAGAAGATCCAGAGGTAGTGGCTGCTCGATCTAAGTCATCAGCAGAAGTTAATGATCTACTTAAATCATTCCCATCTAAGCAAGCTAAAGCAATTCTTACACTCCTTATTAATTTAGGAGCACCAGTAAAAGCACTTAAGCGCTATAAAGCTGAATTAAGAATTTCTATTGACGGATCTGCTGAACGATATCTAAAGGATAGCTCGTTTAGAATGTGGTCAAAGAAGTTAATGACGGCGCTTGCTCGAGCAGATGAAGTCAAAGAATCTACATTTGATAATAAACTGTCAAACAAATATCAACACGTAATTTATGCGGTGCTGATGGCGTTAGGAATGCCAGAAAATGTTCAATCTACAGCTCAAACAGCATTGCTCAAAGGCATTAGAGCTAAGGCGAAAATTGCTGTTGATAATAGCAATGTTCGTGTTTATCTTTTAGCATTGGCTGATGTTTTAGGTGTTGACACTAGTGCTCGGAATATGGCTGAGCCTTCTGAAATAACTGAAGCAGTTGATCCACTTACTGCCATTGCACCTTTACTTACTGCACTTGGATTTGACGTGAATAAAAATCAGTCAATCACAATGCAAGCTGCACACAAAGCTAAAGCTCCATTAAGTTTGCTATCTCGTAATACTACGTTAATGACAAAACTTCAAGCAGTAACTCAGCTTGTTTCTTCTAGAATCAAACTGCCAACACAAGCTCCAGTTGCGCCTACGCAAACTGCTCCTGCTCAAGCTGCTCCTGAATTTGCAAGTTTCAAAATGCTAGGTTCATTAATCGCTGAAGCTGACGATCAGGGTGAATGGAGTATTGCTAGAATGGGATCACACGGTCTAATGCTAAAATGTTCAGGCTTGACTATTAAGGTTGACAAGGACGAATCAGAAAAGCTTAAATACATTCTAGAAAGTCGCAAAAAAGGATCAGTTAAAGTAGCAGGT